TGACTATCAACCGCATAATAACGATACGGAGTGGGAGAAGCACACGGTGCAGTACAAACTTGCAGACATCTCAATTGAGATTGTCATTATCGCACTCACATCGTTCTGGGTTGTCTTTCTACTGAACGAGCGTCTTCCTATCTTCCCAGTGCATACAAAACTAGCACCATTCATCGATTCGTACGCAACGGGCTTGTTCTTCCTGTATGCCGTCTTTGTATTCGTTGATTCACTTTGGTACAAGATACAGCACATGTTTCACGAATATGCATCTCCATACTTCGATGCTGTATTCCCACAGTTTGGATCCCTCGTTACATTGAATTTACGCTATGTGAAGGATTCTATACAATGAGGTTCTGGATTGTTCGAGAGATACGACTCGTCGATAAATTCATACGAGACTACTACATTGCACTGTCATGGTATCTTCGTGAAGCAGGTCATACGGTTGAAGTGACAACACTCGAATCAGTGCCATCTGATCCTGGTATCTATCTGTTTTTTCATTCGGGCCTTCCATGTCCAGACACGATTCCCTCAAATCAATTGTGGGTTCTAATGAACCTGGAACAGCTAACGCGTCTAGAATACCTACAACATACAGTACATATCCTGGCCAAGTATCCGAAGATGTTATATGCAGACTACAGTACTGCAAACCTCGAGATCATACGATCACACATCTGGCGGACCGGTCTATGGATGCCATATTTCTTCAATCCAGAGTACTTGAAACAGTTTGGAGTTGTCTCTAGGGACATCAATACGTTCTTCTTTGGTGGATTCTCATATTCTGCGAACAGACAGTCGAAGCTGAAGCCGTTTAATGCATATTGTCGCGAAGATGTATTTGGAGCTGAAAGAGATTCACTTATTCGGAGATCGAAATTGGTATTGAATGTCCATTATGCAGATAATTATGGAGTATTTGAATCTCTCAGAGCATACCATGCAATCTACCTAGGAACACCCGTCTACAGTCTGGATACCTCTCTTCCCGAACAATGTTTCCTTGGAAAGGATGCACAGAGATATCTTTTGACATCACCGAATATTCCTAATGATCTGCCTGAACTTACCTTCGAATATGAGATTGAGTCTGCACGCAATATGATTGGTGAGTTTACTGAGCTTCTCCGCTCTTCTTTATCCATAGCTGAGGACCCTTCTTTGCACGTGCTTCCCGTGGATCAAATTCTCCCTGCTGGAGCATCGTGCTGAAAAACGGCTTATTGTCAGTCCACAATGAACGATCGCAGAGCTGAAATGCCTCATGATCCTTTGCCTTATACCAAAAAACTTGATCTTCAAGGCGATTCGACTGAATCCCGTTGCAGATCACGAGACATTCGTAGTTGTTCGTACAGCTATCCATGAATTGACAGAACATGTCGAATGTCGGGAACATTCCAGCGTAGTTCTCATAGATTCTCTTGCGATTTCCAATCATTGTTTCACGCAGAATGAAGATGAAATCGATGTTTGTACGCAGATTGGGTGTGACTCCAAGCGGATACTGCATTGTAATCATAGTTGTTAAGTCAATGTGGCGGCCGTTCATGAACACATATCGTGTCGAATCCTGCTGGATCCAGGAATTATCGTAAAGGCAGTCGTCAAGAATTAGAAACGCACGGGGATCTTGATTGGTCTTCCCTTGGTTGCGAGCCTGCTTGATTCCCAACTGACGCTTGATCGTACTCAGAATGATTTCAGGCTTATACTTGTCGTGAATCAACTTAGAAGGAACCATGTGCTGAAAGAACTCGTTTGCAACTTCTGTTCCAGAAATAACCGTACCGATTGGATATGCATCTCGAGTGTGGTATAGGATGTCCCTTACTAAGAAGGATTTTCCGGTATCCTTCTTTCCAATAATAACAATCATCGGGGACTTGTGTGAGTCCATCTCACACCGTTTCCGAATCTCATTTATGTCGAAATATTGGATATCAAAGTTCATCTTACGTTTCGGGGATATTTTTTTCAGTATGTATTCGACACAAAGATGCCGAAGGCTCGTCAACAGCAATCTGAACTTCGGACAAGTGTCGTCCCGATAGAAATCGTGAAATATCTCAACCTTCAGGGGTTACGCGAGCAGGCTCAGAAACATTGGGGTATCCGCAATCTTCAGCCCTTCTTCCCATGTCTGGAAACTCTGTTCAAAATCGAAGAGTTTCGCATCCCTTTCCACTATGGTCTCAGAATGAGACGCATGGTGCAAACAATTGCCTCACCCGACACAATCTTCTTTAATAGCACCGAGACAACCATTCACCGAAAGACCACCATGTTACTGAGTCCATGGAAGTGGATGCGAGGAGAATTCGGATCGTCCGGTCTTCCTGTCAGTGCAGAAACATCAAATGAGATTCGTGAAAAGCTACAGTCAAAGCACAATGCAGCTTATGTGGGTGCTCTGATTTCCTGTGCTCTTTCTGATTCTGGATGTAACCACTTTCCGATTGTATTTGGAACATTTGTCGGCCTTTGCGAGACATTCGTTCTGAATATATCTGATGACTACGAGGAGCTTTGCGAGAGCCGCTGGTTTTCACAGAACATTGGTCACTTTTTTGATCTGAGAATCAAGGAGTCGTTGCAACATAGATCATCGCAGCAGAAGGAATTAACAATCGAGAATGATGATTCGTTAATGATTGAAGCGACTGTTCTTGAACCCATCGATATGCCGCGGGGTCCAATTCAACCGGCTGCATGGCAGAATGATGAGGATTCTCAAGAGGAAGATGTCTCTGTGTCTGACTCAACAACCACGGATGACGTGTTTGATATCGAGAGCTGCGGAACGTCGGACGCACCTATCGGTGTTGAAGATGACGAAGAGGAACCGTTTGCTCATGCACTGTTTAAGGATGTGCAGGTACAGACAACGTTACTCGAAAAATGCGAAGGCACACTATACAGGTTACTGAAGGAGGAAAAGAGGTCTGAAGTCAGGCTTGCCTGCCTCACGCAAGTTGTGTTCGCACTTGCATATGCCCAACGGAACTACGGATTTGTACACAACGATCTCCACGTAAACAACGTAATGTACGTGCGGACATCTTCTCAATTTCTATATTATACGCACGCCGGTTCTTTCTACAAGGTTCCTACATACGGGTACCTGATGAAGATCATTGATTTTGATCGTGCAACTTTCTCACTACGTCTTCCGGGGATGCGGGAGTCCAAGTTCTTCATGAGTGATCAGTTTCACCCGAATGAAGAGGCCGGTGGGCAATACAATACAGACCCGTTTTATGTATCCAAGTACCCCGAAATCAGGCCCAATGCGTCATTCGATCTTGTGCGGCTGGCCACTTCGATGTTTTGGGACTGTTTCCCCGAAGGACCCTTCTGCAGTGAATATGCATCGGATCCGCTTTTCAAGGTTCTGATGCAGTGGATGTCTCTTCCTGGTGGGAAATCCATCATGTTTAGAAACATATCTAAAAAGGATGCTCACGAGCCCTACCATGGTTTTGATTTATATAAAGCGATTGCGAGGTATTGCAAGGATACTGCAGTTCCCAGAAAGCAGACGGAGCTGTTTTCTCTCTTCAGAACAGATCGTGTTCCGATGGGAGACTCCGCACTCTTTATCGATGTCTAGAATGACGGCTTGCCGACAAACATGTCCTGAGTATGCGTCTTGACTGCTTCCACGACTGTAGCTCCAACCTCAGATGTTGTTGCGAACAAGACGCCACCTGTTAGCAGAGAACCGGCTACAGCAACCTTAGCGGCATCAGCCCATACAATGGGCTCCTTCTTCGAATACCGATCCATGATGTACAATACAACTGCAGCAATGGCAATCGCCCCAACTGCAAGTAATAACATTGTGTCCATTTGATTGCCTCCTTCGTGAAAAACTTACTGCTTTAGAACGAGCGTACCTTCTTCCTCAGATGGAACAAGTGTAACTTCTTCCGATTTGGGTTCGGGCACGGGTTCAGGCAGCTTCACAGGCTCATCAAGGGGAAGAATTTCTAGTTTGTCTGCTTCCAAATCATCTCCAATCTTGATTTCGGCCTGTTCATCATACTCTTCCTCTTCGGGTGCTTGAAAGGAAACACGCGGCTTTTCCTTCTCAGCGGGCTCATCATCTTCCTCCTCTTCAGCTGCAGCAGCAGCTGCCGCGGCGACCGTCTCTGCAGCAGTTGCAGGAACATCCTTGAAATAGTTCTTGGCAATGTCCTTCCAAGGTAAAAAGGAGTCAATGACTGTATCGAGCGAATCTTCGAGCATAGTCGTAATATCCTTGCGATTCCGTGCCTGCTGCTCTAGAGGAGTTGCATATGTCTTGAACAGATATGCGTGCTGCCATGCACCACGTGCAACCTGCTTATATACTTCGTGAATGAACTTGTGCAGTGTCGGCTTCTCGAATTCAATTTCGATTGAATCAGCAGTTGAGCGGTACTGCAGTGCTGCAAATGCACGCATGTAAGCTAAAAATACGCCTGTGATTAATTCGTCAAAGTAGTCGCATTTGGATGAAGTTAAGATTCGCGTA